CTTTAGCCTTCCAATGATCTAATGCAACACATGGCTCACCATATCTGTTGGCTATATAGTCAAGACCCCACTGTACCTGTGTGTAGCCATCTTGGTCTTTAAGCCACTCACTTCTACCTTGAGGTATTCCATAGTGAGATCCGTTTTTAGCTGCTGGATTCCATGCACTTTCTTTTCCATAGAGTATTGCTAAACACTTATACTCTTTTAAGTTATAACCTAATTGATGATAAGCAAATTCTTTATAGCTAACGAATTGCATTGGTTTAGATCCACCTGCTTCAGGCATGAAGCATAGAGCTATCCCAATAGCTACTAGCACCCCGCGAGCTACGCCCCTAAGGGGCTCGCGGTGAGCCTTTGAGAGGCTCTGCTGTGATAGCGTACCGAACATGTCAAGCACCTCGCTTAATCTTGGGCGTGTTGCCCTAAATGGTAGCCCTGTGGATAACTTCTGTGGATAACTCTAATGCTAACTTAGCCTGTTGAGGTACTACCCCATTACCTAACATTTTTAATTGTTGAGCCCTTGATAAGCCTGTATCAGTTACCCAACCTATAGGCAAACCCATCATGTATTCGACAAATACAGCGTTTAACTTTCCTTCTTTATCCAATGCATCTGGCGGCTCTTGCATGTGCATTTCACATCGTGGAGTAAATCTGCGCCCCAATTCCTGCACTTGCCTGTCGTGTGACTTATGTTGGTCGTTGGAGTTGCTAACATCCTGATTGCTACACCCGTAGATTGCCCTATCTGACCCGTAGATGATTTCTCCTGCCTCGCCTGAAACACCTCTAAGGCCTCGTCGTGATTCCTCACATGCATAACTGTTGGGGTAGGCAATAATGAAAAGCCTTGCTCTTTGATGGGGCGCACCGGCATCGGAAGCTCGTACAATTTGCCATTGTGCGTCATACCCGACTGAGGTAAGCCCTGCAAGAACTTCTTTGAGTCCGAGGCTGAGATGTCCCCTGACATTTTCCAAGATAACCCATCGTGGTCTAAGTATGCCAATAGCTTCCAAGATGAATGGGAAGATGTGTCTTTCATCGTCTGTGCCCTTTCTGTAACCTGCATGGCTAAATGGCTGGCAAGGATAGCCAGCAGTGAGTATGTCAATAGGCTCTAATAAAGCCCAATCAATTTGTTTAATGTCTCCATAGTTAGGAATGTCAAATCTTTGTTCAATTACCTTTGATGCGTATTTATCGAACTCTGCACACCACACAGTCTTGGCGTTAAAGTGTTCTTCTACCGCTAGGTCAAGCCCACCATAGCCAGTGCATAACGATCCAATCTTCAATCTTTACCCCAACCTTTGCCCTTGAAGTGAATTGGATTAGCAGCTATAACTTTTGTCATAGGCTCATTGCAGTATGTGCAAGGAATTACTGGTCGATCGTGCCATCCGTGATAGATTTCTTGACTAAGATTGCATCGTGTGCACTTGTAATCATAGGCTGGCAAGTTAAGCACTTCCTTATCATGTATGACCCACATCCAGAGCATCGGTCTATGTCTGCCTCAGTAGGTTCTTTGTCTAAGTGACCATATCTTAATATGAGTAGTGGCAAGAGATCCTCAAGTCGAATGATCGCGGCATAGTCACGCGCATCTTCACCCTGTCCGTTGAGTCTGATAACCCCAAAGCCCAATTCCCCCGAAATGGCTGTACGGCTTTTCAGCTGTGCTAGATATGCTTTCGGTTGAAATCCAGCGCGGGCTTTGACTTCAACATCGAATGGCACATTAACAATATCCTTGCCACTACCCCTTCCCACACATGCGCCTTGCCATACAGTCGATAGGTACTGTGCAACAACACGCTCTGTGCGGAAACCTCTGTGCTTTCTTGCTTGACTAGCCATGCGCCATGTAACCCATAGCCACGCCACCAATAAATAGAAACAGTACTAGGAACACTAGCAGCTTCTCTGAGTCATCCATTAACTGCACTGCATTTCAAGCATTGCCATGACACTGTACCATTGACTGCATCTTGAGATAGATCAACCAAATTCTTGATCTGCACTGGCTCATTGCATAACTGGCATGGCACGAAGGCTGACATAAGATCAACCCACTCACCATTGATCTTGATTCCGATGTTACCCATTACACTCTCGCCTTCTGTGGTGCGAACTTGCCATCGCTGCCTAAGTTGTACCACTTGGTAGGGCATCGATGAGCTGATGAAATTGCTGTGTTGCAGAAGTAGCCACCCCACGCCTTGCCATTCTTTTCGCCCTCACGCCATTGCATGTGTCCATGCTCGCAGCTTGGTGCTTCTACAGCTTCTCCAGTGCCTAATATGTCCTGCACAAGATCCATTGCTTTGTCAAGCGTGACAGGCGCATCGACTACCTTGTTGTATTCATTTACCGGAGTAGTCCAGTAATCCTGATCATCTGCCTTAACTTCTTGCACAGGTGGCTTTACTACTTTTGTAGCAACAACCTTAGTCATTTCCTCTCGGCTTGGTCTCTTTCCTTTAGCAGCATAACCTGCATTTGCAAGTGCCCGACCGATTGCCGAAGTCTCACAATTCTCCAGTGCAGAAGTCTGATTAACGCCGCGATCAGTAACCTTTTCCTCAGCGAGTCCTGTTGAAAACGCGGAGCTGCATTGAGTAGTCTTAAATAAATACGCTTTGACAATGTATCGATCTTTTTCACACACTTCCAATTCAGTCGATATGCGAAAATCTGGATAGTCCTTAATAAACTTTTCAAGTCTCACCTCTACTGTTTCGTAATCGGCTAAATTAAACATAAAGATCGTTTTCCTCTGTCGCTAGTTGTCCAGCGAGTGCGCCATAAGAGCAGAGATCGACCCAGTTGTCGATGTGTTGGGCTGATTGATTAGTCCTTGCAAGTTTAACCAAGACCATGATCCCTGCCACCTGATAGTCGTGTATCGGTGTTTGTAAGTATGCTGAGAGCAGCATTGCGGTGTGTTGCAGGTTATCCGCAGGGTGACCATACGATAGCCCACGATCGCGGATCGTATCTGTGGCTGTGAGTAGGATTTCATTAGCTCGCATGATCTGCCAACGAACGGGCTAAGCTGCGACCTTTGTGCCAGCCTTCGCGCCTACCATCTTTGTAGCCTTGCCAGTACCAGATGAAATTAGTGACTAGAAACAAGCCAATAATCCCAATGATTGTAATTGAGTTCATGTTTTACCTATCTGCATCCAGTGCCCTTGACTGGCTTACTAAATTAGAGTCTCATGCGCATCCGACAAAATCGCGGACATTTGTGTAACGAAACGATAACGATTATCTAGGTTTGCCGTAGGACTTTCCAGCCACAATGAATGTGCCATCCTTCTCAATGTGGATAAGATCGACCTGCACTTTAGCCTTGTTCACATAGATGATGGCGAATGCTTGTTGCCAGTTAGCCACACCCTTAGTGTAAGCAGCTTGCTTAAAGTCCATGAGATTGCCTACCTCGACACCATGCAAGACACGCCCTATACGACCCCCAGAAGCCTCTGAGAAGGCTGAACGCCCTGCTCTGTGGGTATGACCTGAGATGACATTCTTTCCATGCCTACGAGCCGCTTCTAGGGCTGATAAGCCCCCCTGTGGCTTCATGGGTGTGTGGTCTCCATGTACTGCAATCCAATTAGGTGCAATAGGCATTGGGTTCTTGTGGAAAGTTATGCCTAGCTCATCGAACTTCATGAACTTCTCAAAGCGCAGCTCTGGCAGTGCTCCGAATGCAGGCACTTTAGCCATGATGATGTTATACAGGCGATCTGTGTGATTAGATCTAATACAGTCAGTAACGCCTAACTCCCAGAGAAGTTGCACAGCTTCATTGCGATCATCATCTAGGGTCTGGGCATAACTGCCCATGCGACCCTCTTCCCACTTGCTTATCTGGGGAAGGTCAATCTCATCGCCAATGGTTACTACTTGATCTGGCTTAAACTTAGAGATGAAGCTAGCAAGGTTACGAGTAGCAACCCTGTCATGGTACGGAACCTGAAGATCCGAGACTACGACTATTCGCTTAATCGTCATCCTCATCTTCATAGTTGCCATACTTATCAGGCTCTACTTGGTCTGGAAGGATCCAATGAGGGTAAGCCTGTGGCTCTGTAATCATAAACATAGCAATGTCCTCTGCGAAACCTGCTCGCTTCAATGAGCAGAAATACTCATAAAGCCCAATGCAATAAGCATCAAGCTTTGAGTAACCCTGTTCCTCTAATGCCTTAGTTGCTTTTCTTGCCATAGCAAAAGTTTACCTGTCAAGCAAGATGTTATAGATCTCATCGACTCGCGTGTTGAGTCTTTTGATCTCAGACAACAGGTGGGTGATTACATAGCCAGACAAGCCACCGAGTATAGCAATGGTGGCAAGGTAAAGGGTAAAGAAGTCTGACTGTGTCACTTCTTGATTCCCATAGCAGGATCATTAGGTGATAGGTAGCGCAGTACAGGTGGAAGGATAGAAGCAACACCTGCTGCAATGAGAGCCTTAGGATCTGTGACCCCAGCTGCTGCCATTGAGATTACTGCTACTAGGAATGCTCTAGCCCATGAGCCTGCTGCTGTCTTTAGTTCATTCATTATTCTCCGCCTAACATAGATACTTGATAAAAAGCACCATCATTGTCAGCTTCTTTCTTAAAGCTAACATGCATGTGCTTAGTGTGTTTGTTCGCCCCTGTGTACTTGCGCCACTTCCAGTTAAGGATCTTTGAGCAGATGTGTCCATCGAAAATGATGTAACTAATACGCGTGTCTGCTTTTGATTTTGATAAGGCACGAAGCTGATCTGCAAGATCGCCCATAATGTCTGGCTTTGATCCCTTGAATAAGTCACGATCGACATCAATGGCGCGTACCCAGCCCTGCTCATCTGGATTATGATCAGACTTGCGAGCAGCGTGTCGGGTATCACCGATCCAGCCATCCGATGTGCGGTCACGATCTGGGAACGAGTCATCTATCTGTTCTCGTAACTGGATCGCTGCGTGACTTAACTTAGGTTTCATCCCAGTAGTAGAGCGGCTTCTTCTTCTGTAATGCCTAGTCGCTCCAATAGTGCAGCCTTGTCCGCAGCCTTAGCTGCTTTGTCTGCATCCTCTGCTGCCTTAGCATCTGCATAAGCCTTAGCATCTGCTGTGCGCTGTGCTACTTCTTCTGCTGTCAATTCGATCTCTGAGACTTTCCCAGTAGCGCAATTAACTTCGATCTTTGTGTCTGCCATGTTGTCTCCTTATGATTTATTGATGCCGTAAAGCGTT